AGAGGTATTTTTACTGTCTCCTCTTGTACGGACTCCGCCATCGTATTCCACAGATTGAATTGCTGCTTACCGCTGAAGAATAGTGTCGAGTTGGGATGTCCGCGTAGTTGCTGTTCTAACCAGTACGAGACGTAACTCATCTTTAAGTATAATTTTAGGTCCCCGGCAATTACGGCTCGAACTTTAGTCGTCTCTCTCTTTGGTACGGCCTTGTTGTTCTGTCTCTCGAATCGGTAAAGGTTATTCTCCATCTCCTTGTAGTTTATGGCCATTGCTGTTGCCCATTTACTCTTCCTCGCCCTCCTAACTTTGCCATCGACATTGACGTATAAACGTTCTCCGTCTGACGTTCCACTTCTCGCCCAACGTTCTGGATCAAGTGCCCAGGCCATCGGGCTTAGTATTGGTTGATCGTTCGGTAGGCAGGGTGATTGCTCAAGAAACTGTCTGACGCCTTGCCTGAACCTCTGTTCAAAAAGTTCTTCCGAGTCGTTTATCGCATGGTGTTTTTCTCCCGTTACCCAATCACGAATATTTTCTTCGAACTGAGAAACCTCCAAAACCGGCAAAAAGTCCCTTGCGGTTGCTAGGTCCACGAAATACTTCCAGTCGTCGCCAAATAAATGCTCCCGGAAGCGTTTGGCTATGCCTGAAAGTTTCTTGAAACTATCAATTAATTTTGCCGGAGGTAGAGCTCTCTTCAGGTTTGCTCTCTCCAGTAGGTTATTTAGATTACGCCTTACCATTGCGGGCATATCCCGCCAGTACAAGCTAAAAACTCTACCTGTCCCTTCCCCCCAGGGCTTGAACATCTCCAGGGTTGCTAACCTCGAACGCTGTCTCCTAACCTGTTCATCGGTCAACTCACCTGGTTGTTCCTCACCCTCTATCTCTCTACATGTTCTGACCCAGTCAGCCAATTCATCGAGTCCCTCTTGTGGGAGCGGAAGCAAGCTTTTTATAGCTGCCAGCCCCGAAGCCCTCAACTGTTGTATGACCGCTCTTCCCAGTAGAGCCATCCATGGACGCGCTGCGTCCATGACGGTATTAGATGGTCTACGCCCCGAGAAATGAACTCGCCATCTCGGCGAGTGCGTCTATAGTAGTGTCCTTGTCCTCGTCCCCGTTGAGAATATCCGCGGACTGACTATTCGAGACCTTAATGACGTGTATTGTGTAAAGCTTTTGTTTTGCCCTGTCAATCGATCCGAAGTCACCGCCGTAGAAGAACGGTCTATACTGCTGTGCTCGGTAAAAAGTGGACCTGGGAAATGTCCCGTACAAGGGAGGATCGACTGCGTTATAAAGTGTCACTGAGGTGGCGCCGAAATTTGCCAGCGTGTTGGCGACGTTAACCCCGTAGCTCGGTGTCGTGGCGCAGAATCCAAGTAGTGCCGACATCCCACCCGCCTTATTTGATAGACCGATCGCAAACAGGTCTCTTGCAACTGGAAAAACACAAGCCCTACCGGCATGTACCATCCATCCATAGACACCAGCGTCCAGCATCTTTGGGACTTGGCGTTGTACCACTGAAAATGAGCCGAAGGGTGATACTCCGAACCCTTGTGTTATCTCCAACTCACCGAGTTTTTCCACCATGTTGTCCTGTGGAGGTAACCAAGTGTCGGAAAACTTAGTTATGATATGCTTTGGTACTCGAGCCCATCCTACACTAAGGGGTATTGCTCCGCCCAGTAGTGACGAAGTGTTTCCAATTACGG